AGGTGAAAATTATATCCATGTTGGTCCTCTTGTTATTGAGTATTGCAAACGCGATGGAAAATCGCAAGTGTGTGTTTATATTCAAAAAACTGGAGAAAAAATTGCAGAAACAGAACTTTCTGAGCATGGCATAAAAGACCATATGGATGTGATCGGTGAAAATATGCCGCATATTTATCAAATATACATGGAAAAGTCTCAGCAGTCTGGCCTGTCAAAATCTCAACCAAATAAAAATCAATTTACTAATGTTATTAACTACAGTAACCCAGTACATCAATCTAGACTAAATAAAGAAAAACAAAGAATTAGACAAGTTGTTGATTTTTTTGAAAAAAAAGGCAAGCCAGCTCCTGAAAACCTGTTATTTCCTAAAGAAGGCGATTTTTATCACAATCCTCTTATTAGTCACCAAGAAAGACAGAGTCTTCACCAAGAAGTTTTAGCAGATAAAGCAAAAGAAAAACAATTTGCTACTCGGACACAAAATAAAGATTTAGCCCCAAAACCCTTATCTACCCCCTCTATTAATCCAAGAATGGGATATGGTGGGTATTTGTTGCCCAAAAGGGTTGCGAAATCTTTAGAATCAAATGAAAAATTAAAACAATTTATCGATAAAACTAAATCCAAACGCGAACTAGAACATTATTCTCTAAATACAGATCTAAAAGAAATAGATCCAACGCAACCAGTTAAAAAAGAAACTAAATTGAGGTAGTAAGTATGGCAATCGAAATACATCCAAGCGAAATTGAATCTGTAGATTCTATCGGAGATTTAGACGGAGAAAAAGTTAAATTGGTAAAAACAAAGGGAGGGCTTTATCTAGCAGTAGGTCGTCCTAAAGGAAAAAACAAAGAAGAAGTTATAGCTGCTGGCTCACATCCCGCTATTGTTATGTATAACATAGAAAAATCTTTTACTAGCTTTCAGCCATATATGATGAAAAGTGAATCGGGCGAAGAGAGTGTTGTTTCGGGCATGACAGATTTGTTACCATCAAAAATGATAGACAAAGGGTACGACCTTTACGTTATAAAGAAATCAAACGAGGTAGATTTTATCCTTACCAAATCTCAAATTGAAGTTTTAAAATATAGCGGTAAACTTGTTGATTCAGATCTTGTTTTGTCTAAAACTGATAAAATTATAACTAAAGATCTAATTCCTGTTGTTTCTGCTGTAAGTACTGCTGCTGCAATTATGGCTATTAATGAGGGTAAGACAGGTTTGGTCACAGACAAAAAACGCTACGATCCAAAATCTGTCCTTAAAAAAATATGAGCGTAAAAATATTTTATAAAGACGGAAAAAATAAAGATTTTGTTCAAGACGAGTGTCTTGTTTCTCAGCTATCTGATGCCTCAATGGTATCAGTTGATATTGAAGATGTAGAAAAAGCAGATAGTTTTCTTTCGGCTGTTTGCGACGCTCCTAACTATATGGTTTTGCCTCCTGTACAAATAAAAGTTGACCATAAAAATACAATAATAGGAGCTAAAATTGCAAGGAAAGCCAAGCAAGCCTCAAAACGTTTGGCTATCGAATGGTTAGTAAAAGAAATTATAAAACAACAAGTTAATTTAGAATCCAAACTCGATGATATTATTTCTCTAATAAGGAATAGAAAAAATGCCTAAACGCGCACCTAAGGGAAAACAGCTAGATACTATTTCAAGAGAGGGAGACCTTTTTCAGGGGTCTTTTGACTTAAGAAAGCAGGATCAGTTTGTTACTTCTTTGGGGGTGCAATTTATACATTATAAAGCTATTCCTTCTCCAATAGGTTTAAAAGATAAAGGAGACTATCGTCGTTCTGATGGGGTTGATACGATTAGTTCAAATGGTTTTATTTACAAGAAAGCGGGCTATTTTACTGCAACAATGGTTGGAAACTCAGCAAGCAGAAAAGCTTCAGATGGCGGTATTTTAGATGATTCAATGGCTAGGTTGATTATGCCTAGGTTTTATGATAAAGGCCAAGAAGTTGCTGCTGGAGATAGGATTTATCTTAGCCCGGGAGATCGCGTTTATATCGCAGATCCAAATGCTGACGTGCTGGTTCCAAATTTCCAAAGAATGGAATACGAAATCGATCAAGATAACCGCCCAATGTTTCCTATTTGTAAAATCGAATATATTGAAGATAGCCAAGGAAGATCTTTTCAAGAGGGTGTAGATTTTATGATAACGCCAGCGGGCGATATACGATGGCTTTCAGGAGGCAGCAATCCGGGGATAGACCCAGACACCAAAAGAGGCCGAGTATATTCCATTAGATATCTCTACAAAGCCTTCTGGTATGTAGTCCAAATACCTAATGAAGTAAGAATTACAAATATTACAAACGGTGATATTAGAGCCCCCGAAAGAATGGCTTCTCATGCTATTATTCAACGTGAATATGTTTATCAAAATCAGGTTAATTCAAAAACCTCAAACCTCAAGCCCGAAGAACCAAGAAGAACTAGAGAAGAACCTACCGAAAGTATAGCCCCTAATTCTAATCAAATTAGAGTTAATATGGGATATATTGGCGACGGGGATGATCAATAGCAATCTTTATTAATGAAATAGGAGCTAAAAATGGCTGTACAAAAACCAGATAAAAGAATTAGACAGATAGACGGTCGAGCTGTTCAAGACCCAGTTAATATTGTTAACATTAATTACAACGAGGCTTCTGGTGGGACTAAGAATTTGCAAGTAGGCCCCTTTTTGAGGCCAATTCAAATTGGGCCGAACTCTTACACAACAGACGTGACAACTGCTCGTTCTTTAAGAAAAGGAACTATGTTAGCCATATACAATAATTCTGCTAGTTTGGAATCTATAACTTTAGGAGATACTTCAGGTATTGTTTCTTTGGCTGCTGGTGTAACTGATGCTAATGGCAATGTAGGTATCCCAATGAGGCCCAATGATTGGACTTATATTAACACTTATGATAAACAATGGGTTATAGCGTCTTCTACAAATTTAAAGGTTTTTATAATGGAAGACGAAAGCTATATTAGCAATTATAAACAGGGTTAACAATGACTTATAAGCCTCAAGCCATTATTTTTTTAAAAAAAACTTTAGGGGAAGACGGCTTTGAGGAGCTGAATAAGATAGAATTGTATAAGAAAAAGACCAATACGGTCTTAGACCATGAAGAGATTAAAACCGCTCTTCAGATTGTACCAAGAACAATTCTAAGTTTCTTGCAAAAAGAACTTGGAGAAATGAAAGAGAACGAAGGTAAGGAGATCAAAATTCCGGTTGAGCCCGAAGCTTTTTTGAACGTCACCAAGTATGCCAATGACGTTTATTCTGGAGAAATCCGACAAAAAGGCGAAATCGTAAGCTCTTTTAAACACCGGTCACTACCTGGGGTCGGCCTAGTCATCATGTCGGCTTTCGAGTTATACGACATCGATGATCTTAACCGTATGGGTAGCCAACCTTCTTCTGATATTGTGAACATTGAACTTGTTCAGGAAATTATAGACGAGAGACTTAGGCTTAGAGACCTTGTGTCTAAAGTTGTTGATGAAAAACTTTCTCAAAGACAGGCTATTGAAGAGCTTATAAAAATGAGGCTTTCTCAGATGCTACTTGAAAGCTCAAACAATTTTGAAAAACCAGATAACGAAGAAAAACAGGAAAAGAAAGAAGAAGAAGAAGAAAAAAAAGAAGAAAAGAAGCAAGAAAAAGAGCCTGCTATGGGAAAGAAACCATTGAAGTTAAAACAATTCTTAGAAAAGAAAGCCGCAAAAAAATCTAATCCTTTTTATGAAATTAAAATTGAAAAAAACGAATCCGTAACTTGTCCTGATTGTGGCAACAAAATATTCGATGAAAGCGGCTTTTCTGGTTGTATTTGTTTTGGTGCCGATAGAAATAAAAAGATTCATATTAGAAAAAGCGAAAACGGAGTTAAGCTTAGTTTTTCTAGACAATGGGATCCAGAAAATATAGAGATGTTGCTTGAGGTTTTAAAAGAAAGAAAAAATAGGAGTAAAAAATGAATCGATTGTTTATAAGTCTGGATGCGGATAATGCTGGAAGGCACATCGGACAAGCTGTTTTGATGGATGACGTACAAAAATTGCATGATATGTCAAATAAAATTGAAGCTGGAAATCAAGCTGTAAAAAATATGATCCTCTCTTTAGGAGGTCAGATCATTACCTCTGGAGGGGATGAGCTAACTGCGATTTTAGATCCTAAATATGAATCAAAAATTGAAGAAATTAGAAAAAAATACGAAGAAGCCTCAGGCTTCTCTGCTTCTTTGGGTTTTGGAAATACTTTGAGTCAAGCTGGTAAGGCTTTAATAGCTGCAAAATTAACAGGGAAAAACAAATCTGTTAAATATGACGAGTCTACTGAAGACATTATAAATGAAGCTCATCAAGCTGCTTTAGAAGGTAGCGCTGATGAAGAGCAGAAAAAAATGGATGAGCATTATATTCATGCTATTAAACAAAACAATGAAGATTCTTTGGATCAAGAAGATATGTCACAATATGACGATCAGAATCTTGAATCTTATGAAGAATCCCCAGAAGATATGATGCAGTATCCCGAAGGAATAACTGAAGAACCTTTGCCAGAGGATGAAATGATAGATGGCGATATTGTTCCAGATGGAGATATCCCATTAGATTTAGAACAAGACCAGTACGATCAATATCAAGACCAGTACGATCAATATCAAGATCAGTACGATCGATACCAAGACCAATATGACCGATATCAAGATCAGTACGATGATTATCAAGATCAGTACGATGATTATCAAGATGAAAACTACGATGGTGAATACCCATTAGAATTAGATTTAGAAGAAAACGATGAAAACACAGAAGAAGAAGAAAAACCTTCAGAATTTGAACAGGAACCCACAATCTCCCTTGAAGGAGAAGAAAATATCCTTAGCGAAGAAGATGAAAAAGATGGTGAAAAAGATCCAGAGGCTGAAAAAGCAGATCCTGAAATGGCTACAGAAGAAGATGATATAGATGCCGATCTTGCTGATGCCGATGTTAATGAGGATATTTTACAAAGAATAGCCGCTAACTTAGATGCTTTTAAACAAAATAAAGATCTGATGGATCAGATTAAAGAAGTCAAGCCAGAGCTTTACGCTTCTATCTTGGGACTACTTCAAAACATGATCGAACTTGCTAGAATGATCAGTCCTGATGTTGCGTCTTCAGATCAGGATCAAGAAACCATCGATGTCCCCTCTGGAGAATATTCTCAAGAACAAGAAGACGAACAGGAAGGACAAGAGCGTCTCCCAAAGCAGAGAGGCTGACAGGCATATATGTGGGGCGCCTGCCAGCCAAACAAACAACACGCCACGTAGCCAAACCCGAAAGACCAGAAGGTTTTGTTACAAACGATGGGCGCATAAAGGTTGTTGATAACCAAACTGGAAGAAAAAAATACATAGACGCAAAAATTGGAATGGTATTGGATAATGGTGGCGATATTACCCACGAGAGGTATTGATGCCAAATCTTAGATTTTTTGTAGACGCTCAGGCAATTGCCCAAGAATTTGGGGAATTAAAAAAAGAAATAGAGGAGGCTATTACACAAGGTGTCAAACAAGTGGCTTCCATGACTTACGCAAAAACACAAGAACTTGCATCGGAAAAATTAAAATCAACTAGACAGCTCTATTTGGACAATCTAAAATTTGAAGAAATTGAAAACGGTATTTGGGTTGTTAGTCTTGATGAGCCAGCTCTTTGGCTAGAAGAAGGCCGAAGGGCAGGATCTATGATACCTGACCTTCTTAAAAGAAATGCCAGAACTGCAAAAGACGGTTCTAGATATAAAGCCATACCATTTAGTCATAATAAACCATCTAGTCAGATCTCTAAAAAAGCTGCAGACATTGTAAACTTAGTAAAATCCGAATTAAAGGCTAGAAATATTCCTTATAAAAAAATTGAGTATAATAGTGACGGAAGTCCTAGGCTAGGCAAACTTCACGTTATAAAAAATATTAATTCGCCAAGACCTAGCATTAGAGCGTCTCACGGGGTATTAGACAGTCTTACAATTTATCAGACCAAGCTTCCGTCTGGAAAAATTAGGCGAGATATTATGACATTTAGGGTCGCAAGTACCAAGCACGAGGGATCTAAATGGATTCATCCGGGCATTGAGGCTAAAAAATTTATGGATGAGGCTTTGGAATGGGCAGAGAAAATCTTTAATGATGAGATATTGCCTTCTATATTGGAGAAATATACAAAATGATTTTTGCTGGAGACGTAATTATAGCCGAAGCAATTCGTCAGGGTCTAGAGGACATGAGGAAAAACCTCTGGCTTCTCGACGATGTTTTTGGAAATTTTGTACAAGAACCAGCCTTAAGAGATAAATACGGCCAAAAAGAGATTGACGCAGCTAAAGACTGGTTTATGAACAATAAAATCGAAGTTAATCTTCGCTATCGAAACGATAAAGATCATTTTCCTTGTGTGACAATTGCTCTTGGAAGTTCTTCTGAAAAAGAAGAGATGAAACATCTTGCCGATCTTTCAACAGAAGTTGAAACTTTAATGCCCAATCAGATCGGCAAACCTATCCCATACATAGTAAAACCTTTTGTCCCAGATTCATACGATCAAGCAACAGGAATACTTACAGTGCCCAAATCCGTAAAACTTAAAGGTGTTAGAGCGGGTCAAATTTTGGTAGATCCAGATACAGGGATCGGGTATATTATTCAGGCTGTTGTTCCAAATGGTATTAAATTAGAGTCTGATCTTGAGCTTACACTCACAAAAGCTGGTATTGTGCCTAGATATCAATTTTATAGAGCAAGAAGAGAGCACACGTTCTTTCAAGAAACCTATTCAATCGGATGTCATGTTCATGGGGATCCAGCTCCCCTTCTTTGGCTTCATGCTATCGTACTTTATACTATTTTAAGGTATAGAGAAAGCCTTTTAGAAGGAAGGCAATTTATGCAAAGCTCTGTAAGTAGTAGCGACCTGATTCAGAATCCGAATTTCGAGGGGCCTGGTGGAGAAAATGTTTTTAGTCGCTACATAACTCTTACAGGACAAGTAGAAAATAGCTGGCTCAAAACGCCTTCTAGAATTATAGAGTCTGTTGAAATTGAAGGGGAAAACGTAGAAGGTATTCGTTCTGGCATAAAAATACTGTCTAATTTAGACAGCCCAGATTTCCTTGATACCGAAGATGATATTTGGACTACGATAAACGAAAATAAAAATAACGACTCCTAAGAGGTAATCTTAAGTATATGAGCAATAATGATTTAAAAAAATCTCTTTATCAAGCGTTTAAAAAAGCTTTAGGCTCTAAACAGGGACGGGCTCAAGCTACTCAGCGTATTGTTAGAGATATCCTTGATCCTAATATGTTAGCTGAAGCTCCAAAAGATCAGATTCCTGCTAATAAGGAAAACGTTTTACAGAAAGATGTTTCTATATCAGAAATGCACCAACAAAAACAAGCTCAGGCAGAAGCTCAGCTTGGTATGCCCCCCAAAATGCCAAAAACACCGAAAATGCCCAAAATGTCTAATATGCCTAAAATGCCGGGAATAAATAAAGCTGCCTATGGAGCATTATTTGTAAATGAGGAGCAAGGTATGGAAAAGCCCGAAAAAGGAATAAGTAAATTAAAAAAGTTTATGGAAAAATGCAAAATGAAAAAAGCCCAAAAAGGCGCGCATTTTGATGCGGCTGCTAAAGATGAAGTTTTTAAAACAGAAGAGCGAAGAGGAAAATAAAGGAATAGTCAAGTTTAAATATTTGAAATTATTTACTTTTTGATTGAGCATCAATCTTTTTATTGAGGAGCTAGAAGTGAACAAAAATAAAGAATACACAGCAGAAGAAGTTGCCAAGGGCATCCTTAATAGAGCCAAGGAGCTGATTCAAGATTACCTTGAAAAGGCCGAAAAGCATTCACAAAAAGAAGAAATGAAAAAGGTTGATCCGATGAATCAGAATTCTGCACAAATGGCAGAAGTTAATGTTCCGCAACCTAATCCTCCTAAAGCTCAAACTAAACTAATTGCTAAACAACCGCTTAAATTAAAAAAGTTTATGGAAAAAATTGAAGCCAAAAGAATGGCAAAATCTAAAAACCGATGCTGGGAAGGTTACGAGCCCGTTCCTAATAAAAAACCATATACAAAAGGTTCCTGTAGAAAGAAGTAATTATGGGCAGAAAAAGAAATTTTGATAAAAAAACAACGGAGGAAATTGTGAGAGAAGCTCTAGAAAAAGAGCAGAACGAATTCCGTTTAGCTCGTCAGGCTGCTTTTGAAGCACCTTCAGAAGTACAGCAAGATGCTAGAGAAGCTTTTTCGGCTTTTTGGGCTGTTGCTAAAAAAGATTATAAAAAAACAAAAGACCTAGAGGAAATCCTCTGGGCTCATTTAAAAGCTTCAGGCTTTGATAAGCCTGAGCTTTTTGAAAAAGGTTTGGAACATTTTGGATTAAAAAAATAACTAGGAGAAAAAAATGGCAATAAGATTAACAACTTCTTACGTTTCAACTGTGGTTCCCGGGGCCTACTTCGAACAAAATGTTCGTTCTACTCCTGTTGGAATCGGAGCAACTGGCGTTATCGCAATTATCGGTGAGGCTGATGGTGGCGAAAGTTATGTAAACGAAACTTTAAGAGCCAATTTCTTTACCCCTGATCAATTTAATGAGGTAAGGAGAAAATACATCGCTGGTCCTATCGTTGACGCTTTTGGGGCTTTAAGTGCTCCTTCTGCCGATGCTAATATTGCAGGATCGGTTAACCGAGTTTACATTTTAAAAACAAATACAGGAACCAAAGCTGAAGCTATTGTAGACACAGACTATGGTGTTTTCAAAGCCAAAAATTTTGGGAAAGATGGGAACAAGATTAAATATAAAATAACTGCTAGCCAGTTAGAAACCACTCCTACCGTTGTTTCTAACACCGTTCCTGCTTTTGGTGCCGCTCTTGATAACGCTACATTAACTTTTAGAGTTAATGGTGGAGCTACTACTACTATTACATTGAGCGCTAACCCTGCCAACCATTCAGATATCACTACTTTAGTTGCCGAACTTAACGGTTTATTGCCTGCTGGTGTCACAGCCCTTGCGGGTACTGCTCCTAATACATATCAATTAAAAATTGATGCTGATCCCGCAAATTACAGAAAAGGTTGGGGCAAAACTATTGAGATTGTTTCTGGAAACCTTACTGACTTAGCCCTAACCGCTGGACTTTACAAGTCCGCTACTGAGTCTGATGTTGAGGTTTCTATCGTAAGATCTGATATTGGTCTAAACGAAACCTTAGAGGCAAAAGGTCAGATTGCATTAGAGGTCGGATATATTGGAACTACAGCCACATTATCTATCATTGGGAATACTCTGACTACTAACGTAACTGGCGGTGTCGGTTCTAACCTTTCTATAGATCTTACTCAATACGCCACCGTAACAGATCTTGCTGCTTTTATTTCATCTCAGCCAGGATACTCTGCTGCTGCCACAACTTTTGGCGCTCAAATGAGCCCAAAAGATCTAGATAAAGTTGTTAACATTGGAATTTGTGCTTCAGGTGCCTCTTTAAAACCTGGACGTATCAAAAAATCTTTAAAGAATTTTAAAGATGCATTAGCTACCAGTGCTGCAGTTGATTTTGTTTCAACTGACGTAGACGGCCTTCCATCTCCAATGACCGCTTATGTTTTCTTGGCTGGAGGCTCTAAAGGATCTACTTCTGGAGCTGATATTGTAGATGCTTTAGCAAAACTTGAGGGTGTTGCTGTCAACTTTGTGGTTCCTTTATTTAGCAGAGACGCTATTGCGGACATTGCTGATGGGCTAACTGAATCTGGCTCTACTTATACTATCGATGCTATTCATGCAGCTACTAAGAGCCATGTTCTTAAGATGAGCACCGCTAAGCTTAAGAGACATCGAGTTGCTATGTTGTCTTTTAAGGGTAATTACGCCGACGCTGAAGCAAAAGCTGCTTCTTTAGCTAACTATCGATGCTATTTAACATTCCAAGATGTCGACCAAATTGACTCTAAAGGAGAAGTTAAAACTTTTGCTCCTTGGTATTCTGCTTGTATAGCCGCTGGAATGCAAGCTGCTGGTTTTTATAAATCTTTCACAAATAAGCTTGCTAACGTAATTGCTTACAAAGATCCCGCTGGATTTGATAGTGGATCTCCGGGAGATATTGAAAAAGCTCTTCTTGCTGGACTTTTGGTATTACAAGCAGCTACTGCTGGAGTTAAATGGGTGAGCGATCAGTCAACATACGGAATTGATTCTAACTTTGTGTATAACAGCTTACAAGCTGTTTACGCCGCTGACATAATTGCCCTTGATTTGGCCGAAAGCTTCCAAACTCAGTTTGTTGGCCAGTCTTTAGCAGATGTTACGCGAGCCGATGCGTTAGCATTCTTGTCTCAAAGAATGGATGCATACAAAAGAGCTAAGCTTATCGCGGCTAGCGACGGCGCTCCGCTCGGTTACAGAAACGAAAAAATATCTATTAGTGGGCCGATCATGACTGTTAATGTTGAGATTAAGCTCGCTACTACAATCTTTTTTATACCAATATCAATAGATATTAGCCAAGTTGAACAGGCTGGATAAAAAATTAGGAGTATAAAATGGCAAATGGAAATAATACAAATTCACAAAGTCAAAATAATGCAAATGCATCAAAGACTCTAACAGGCGCTAGAGCAATTGTTAAGGTAGACAACAACGTCGTTGGAATTTTTGAAAGTTGTACTTATGGGGTAAACATTGGAACTGAACCTATTCATATTTTAGGAAGATTTAGTCCTGACGAGATCGTGCCTACAAGCTACGAAGCCGTCACTATTAATTGCTCTGGTTTTAGGGTTGTAGGCCAAGGGGTTCATAAACTTCCCAAAATGCCCAAACTTCAGGATTTATTAGGATTGGGTCCTGTTCAAATTACTATTGTTGATCGTCGAGATACGACTAAGCCTATCATGACAGCAGTTGGCTGTATTCCTAATAGCTACAATACTGGCGTAAACGCTCGTACTACTTCCAGAATATCAATAACTTATGTTGGGATTAGAATCTACGATGAAGAAAGCGGGCAAGACGAATCTGATGGCGCTACATCCCTTGTTCCGTCTACGTCAGTGTCAGGTGGAACTTCTGGTTCAGGTAGTGGAAGCGGTGGAAGCGGTGGAGGCGGTGGCGCTTAATAATTTTAAATTCAAATACTTACCTTTTAATAAAGCCCCCAAAAGGGGCTTTATTATTTTTGTTGGAGCTATTTCTGCAGATCCTAATCTCCCAATCGTGATAATATAGCTATATGCCAACAAAAACGCCCATAGATCAAATAGAAAAACATATATCTGATTTTGGCTATAAAACAACCCTATCTGATTTTTCAAAAATAAACAATAATACAAAAATACCTTTTATGTGTGAAGAGCATGGAATATTTTTCACAACATTAAAGGCTATTAAAAAAGGCTATAAGTGCAGAAAATGCTCGGCTAAAAAAAGAGCGCTAAAAAATTCTGCCAGTTTATTTGAAAATCTCTTAGCTTCTTTGAAAGAAAAGTATGGAGATAGAATTAAGTATGTTTCTGGCTATCAAAACAAAAGTACAAAGTGCACTTTTGAATGCAAAGAACATGGACTTTTTGACACAACTTTTGAAATAATTCTAAATGCAAAAAAAGATGGCGGATGCCCAAAATGTGCCATAAAACTTAGAGGGAAAAAGAGAACTACGATAGAAGAGATTAAAAAAATAGTAGATTCAGATATTTATACGGTAGTTTCTAAAGACTATACCAGAAATAAACAAAAGATAGAAATTTTCTGCAACAAACACAAAACTTTGTCTTTTCTAACTTTAGACAAAATCAAAAAAGGTAGAAGATGCAAGTATTGCTCATACGAACAATCGGGCAAAGCTAGAAGAATTCCCCCAGAAGAAGCAAAAAGTCAGGCCAAAAGCTTTGGGTATCAGCTTTTGGGTGATTATAAAAATGTTAAGTCAAAAACAGAGTTTTTGTGTAGCCAACACGGATCTTTTATATCCAATTTAAATGACATAAAAGGAGGCCATGGCTGCCCTGAATGCGCTAATAGAAAAAGTCAACCTAATGAAGATTTGTTTAAATTTATTTGTGATTTAGGGCTAAATTGTACAAAAAATGACAAAACTGTCATAAGAAGTAGCCTAACCAATAGGCCTCTAGAAATTGATATCCTAATAAAAGAAAAAAATATAGACATAGAGTATTGTGGTTTGTATTGGCATTCGGAGGATAGGAAAGGCCGAAACAGTCACAAACTAAAACACGATCTGTGCAAATCTCAAGGTATTCAGCTCATAACCATATTTGAAGACGAGTGGCTTGAACGAAGACCGCAAATTGAAAACATCCTAAAAGCAAAGCTAGGGCTATTGCCTAGAATATATGCAAGAAATACAGAAATTGTGGAGCTAAAAAAAGAAGACGCAAAAAAAATTCTTGAAAACAACCATTTGCAGGGTAGCTGTTCTTTCATGCATGCTTTTGGTTTGGTCTATGAGGGGGAAATAGTGGGGTGCGCAACCCTGTCAAAACACCATAGGCAAAATAGAAAAGAGGCGGTTTTAAGCAGACTCTGTTTTAGCAGCTATGCTGTAGTTGGTGGTTCAAGCAAGCTTTTTAAAGCTATAAAACAAAAAGCAAAGGAATTGGGTTTTAAATCTTTGATATCTTGGTCTGATAACAGATGGAGCGATGGCGGGGTTTATAGCGAGCTTGGTATGGTTCCCAAAGAACTTCCACCAGACTATTCTTATGTTGAAGAAGGGTGCCCAAAACGCATCTCTAAACAATCTTGCAAGAAAAAGAATTTAATAAAAAAAGGAGCGGTAGGCAATACCGAACTAGAGATGGCCAAATCCTTAGGATATTCCCGTATTTGGGACTGCGGCAAAATAAGATGGTCTATAGACCTATAACTTAGAAAAAACAAAACTCAGTATTTTCTCTTTAAATTCTTCTATTGTCCCACGATTCTCAATTACGATATCAAAATCTTCATAATCATCTAAATCGCGCTCTGATGGATCATCAGATTGGGGCTCATCAAAGCGATCAATTCTTATCAGGCAAGAATTAACACCAATAGAGGCTGCGTAATCTCTAATTTGGCGAGCTTCAGATTTGTACCTAAGGTCGGGTATGACGGCTAAATCATCTGGTTTAATTTGAGCTAATACTCTATTTGTCCAATATTCTGGATTAACACTACGTTTAATTGAGCCTTCTAATATAGCCAGAGCCCTTGGAGTCCAATAGAGATTTCCGTTCCCATCTGGCCTAAATTCGTTATTTAGGAGATCAATAATTGCCTTAGAAAAATCATCCTGAGGGTTTACGGGGTATTGAAACAGAGGGGCTTCCTTTAAATTTCTATTATCCAAAGAATTTCTGGGTATATTGTATTGTTCTGAGACCATATCTTTTAAGGCTTTGGCAAATGAAATCTTCTTAAACCTAAATTCTTCAACCAATATGTCTGAGGCCAAATCCTTGCCAGATCCCTTCCAGCCAGATAGCCCTATAATCATTTAGACCTCCTAGATATATGATATTGTATCATACGGCAGAGGGTCTAATCAAAGACAATCTTTAAGGAGTAGACCATAGGAGTGTTTCGTGAGACTTTCAGCGCAAATTTTGAAAAATTTTCAAAATGTTAACTCTTTCCAAAAAGCTTCTGAGTGGACAATTAGGCTAGATGAGCCAAATACCCTTTATTTTCAATTGGTCGATCTTGACCAAGATGGGTTAAGATATATTCCCACTGGAGCTAGCCCTTCTGTTCAGGTTGTATTTCCAGCAGTAAACCCTAACAATGTTATTACAAAAACAGCTACGGCAGTTTCCACTTTAGACGGTTCGTTATGGAAAGTAGATCTTCTAAGCACGGAAAAACCAAGCTCAGGAAATGTTCAGTTTATCCTTACTGAAGGAGGAGTTGTAAGGCGTTTTGTTGTTATGCAAGGTCTAATTGTAGAAATGTTTAATCAGGGTGGATGCTAATGGCTGTTTATACAAAAACAAAAGCTATAACTACCAAAGTTTATCCTGTACAAGCAAATGATACTTCAGGTTTGCTCACCAGAGTAGAGCCTTTACTTACTCCAGCTAAATTAAAAAGCAGATATTTAAAGGGAATTCTTGAAAAGCTTCCGCCAAATGTTAGCTATTCAAATGAAGAGCTAAAAGATCAAATTAATATGGCAATAAACGAAATTGAAATTGAACTTAAAGTTCCAGTTTTTGCCGAACAGTTTGTCGAAAGACTTCCATTTCATTATAATGATTATAAGTCTTATATTCATTTGAGATCAAATGCAGGGCCTATTATTTCTATCGAACAACTTGCAATTGTTTCTGCTAATGGAGCAAATATTTTTGAAATTCCTGCGGAATGGATCGATACGGCCAACTTTCATCAAAGGCTTATCAATGTAGTACCTCTTCTTGCTGCTTATGGAGTAAATTCTGTAACTGGAGCTGTAGGGAACGCTGGAATCGCTTTCCTAACCGTTTTAGATGGCTTACAATGGGTTCCTGCTTATTGGCAAATTACAATTACTGCAGGGCTAGCAAAAGACGCAGGACAAGTTCCTATTGTTGTTAATAATCTGATCGGAATTTACGCGGCCTTAAATATTTTAAGCGCTATTGCTCCAAATAATTCAAATACCTCTGTAAGTATAAGTCAAGATGGTATTGGTCAGAGCTCTTCAAATCCAGGACCTGCTATTTACCAAACTCGTATTAATGAGCTTCAGCTTAAAAAAAGAGAGATTTTAAAACAGCTTCAAAGATTGATGGGACAAAAAATGTTTGTAACGACTATTTAGAGGGGATATGAAACATTTAATTAGCCAGCCACATATTATCTTCTCTGTAGAAAACTCTAAATATCCAGATAAAGTTGAAATTCCTTTAAAGCATGAGGATGCTTTAGAATTCTTAAACCAGAATACTTCTGGTAAGAATGTCTATTCCTTAGAAGGTTATTATGGAAAACCTGAAAAATCTATCTTAATTGTAAACCCTTCTGATGAACAAAAAGAAGCAGCTCGTGCTCTTACTCATTTAACAGGGCAAGACTCTCACATAGAGTCAGATGGGTATACGCACAAAATGATTTATAGCCACGGACCTAATTCGGGCAAAGTGGTTATAGGAAGAGGAACTACGTTCCACGAATCAAAGCCCAAAGATATGTATTCAGTTTTGCCAGATGGGACTGTATTTACACATAATTTTGATTTTGAAAATAGTCATGTCATAATTCAAAAAAATAGCATGTTAGAAAAGGCAAAAGAAGAAGAGTGGATGTCCCCTGAAGCTAAAAGATCTTTTAGAAGTGAAAGAAAAAAATTTTCACCGCAAGATCCATTGGCGTCTCAATTAACTTCTGACCGCGGAGTTTCAGAAACAGGCATTGAAGCAAGAAGAGCTGATAGCAGAATATCTGGAGCTAGAGCGCATGGTTATGCTAGAGTTTCGTCTCCAGAATTTCATGCAAAAAGAGCAAAAACATATGCTAGAGAAACGTTAGAAGATTTAAGATCTCAACCAAAACCAAATCTTCCAAAATCTGAAAAACCTAAACCCAAATTTGAACCTCTAATGAAACCTTATGTTTCAGAAGCCCAAAGAAGATGGGCTCATACCCCAGCTGGGATGAAAGCTTTGGGAGGCAAAAAAGCTGTAGAACATTGGGACGAAGAATCAAAAGGTAAGGATTTGCCTGAGAAGATCGAAAAAGCTTTGTCTCCAGAAGAACTTCAAGATCAAGGATATAGATTTAAAATGAGGTCAAACCATCCTTTTAAGAAATCCTTACAAAATCCTTCCCCTCCATCAGCTCCAAAAGTTAATATAAATCCTGAACACGGAAAAATAATAGCCGATGCTTATCACAATATGAAGCACGACCCGCATCATCCTGAAGTTAAAGCTGCGTATGAGGCTTTGATTAATGAGACTAAAAAGCAATTTAAGGATATGCTTGATCAAGGTTTTAAATTTACAAAAATAAAACCTAATCAAGAAAATCCTTACAAAACGTCTAGAGATTTGCATAACGATATCAAGCAGAATAAGCATCTATATTTTTTCCCTACAGAACAAGGATTTGGTTCTGGCGATAAACAAGTATCTGATCACCCCATGCTTCAGCCTACTGAATTTATGCACGAAGGAAAGCCACTTCTTGCCAATGATATATTCAGGATTGTGCATGACTATAGGGGTCATCATTTAGGAGGGGAATCTACTTTTGGACCTAAAGGAGAACATCAGGCCTATCTTACCCATAAGAAAGATTTTAGCCCTTTAGCTCAAAAAGCTTTGGCCACAGAAACTTTAATGCAAAATTCGTGGGTAAATTTTGGACCATACGGAGAGCATAATAGAAAAAATCCTCATCAAACAATTTATGCAGAGCAAAAAGCTGCGATTGCTCCAGATTGGATTGTTAACGGGAGATGGCATGAATAACAAACACTATCGACGTTTACTGGCTGACACTCTTGAGGAAATATCTAATTTTTCAGAATTAGGTTCGACTAATAAAGATAGTCAAATTTCTTCTAAAATAAGAGATGGAGAAGAAAGAAATTTAAATTTTGGTTTTGAAAAGAATGAAGAAAAAAAGCCTCTAAACAAACCTATTAGAACTCCGGGTGAAAATAAGAAATTTAAAGTTTATGTAAAAGATGGAGATAAGATAAAAACGGTTAGGTTTGGAGATCCTAACATGGAAATTAAAAGAGATAGCGAGGAAAGGCGCTCAAATTTCAGAGCCAGACACAATTGCGATAATCCTGGACCTAAAACAAAGCCTCGTTTTTGGTCATGTAAAATGTGGTCTAGTAAAAAAGTTTCAGATTTAACTAAATCGAAAATTGGATTTAACAGTAAACCAAAAACCAAAGCAATTTTACACAATCATGGTACACATTATTCTGTCCATCACGATCCAAATTACGATCATTTTGGGCATCCTATTAAAAATATATCCGATTCTAATTTTGAAAAAAGTTTAATAGAAAACTTTGAACCACTACAAAAAGGTAAAAAGGACATACTCCAAATGATGGGTCCTCAACCTGAACAGCACCATCATGAGTTTGCTAATTGGGCTTCAAAAGCCCTTCCAAACCAAAACTGGCAAGTATGGGCAGCTAGGCATTATAAGAATAAGCCAGAAGATTTTACTCCAGAAGTAAAACAAGAGTTAGAACATTTTGGAGGTTCTACCCATATTCCAGAAGTGGCGAAAGTTAGATTTGATAAGCAGCATGATCTGCATACTGGAATAAAAATGTTTCAGGATGCTTACGATCAGTATAATAACAGGATTAAAGAAAATAAAAATTTAGTCAAACCTTCAGAAAAAACTAAAAAAATAGTAGAAGGAGCTAAGCCTAATAGGCACTGGTTCGGATTGGGAGTTGGAGCTTGTGAGAACGAAGGTAAGGCAATGGGACATTGCGGAAATGTTCCTTCTAAAGTAAAAGGCGATAAGTTATTATCTCTTAGAACAGAACATAAAGTTGGAGACAAAATTTATCATGAGCCACACCTGACCTTTGTAGTCAATAACGGATTTCTAGGAGAAATGAAAGGTAGGGGTAATACCAAGCCGTCAAAAGAATATCATCGAGATATAGCTAATTTATTAAAAAATCCTAATATAAAAGGCGTTATTGGCGGAGGGTATGCCCCTGAAAGTAACTTTGAATTTAGCGACTTATCGCCAGAATTACAGAGAGAAGTCAAACAAGCCAACCCCAATCTTGTTGTTTTAGACGATGAAGGAATAGATAAGATCTTATCTGGAAAGGTTAATTTGCCAGAAAAACATAAAGATATATTAGTTGATATTGCCCAAAACCCAAACCTAGATCCAAAACATCAAGAAAAGCTTGTAAATAATAAAGATTGGAATGTTCGTCGCGCCATAGCTGAAAATCCAAACTTAGATCCGAAACACCACGAAAAACTTTTAAATGATGAGGATTGGGGTATTCGAAACCTCATAGCTAGGCATCCCAAATTAGATCCCAAACATCACGAAAAACTTGCAAATGATAGAAATTGGGTAGTTCGTAGTACTATAGCTAAAAATCCAAATCTAGATCCAAAACATCACGAAAAACTTGTAAATGATAAATATTGGGATGTTCGTCAAGCTATAGCTAAAAATCCAAACCTAGATCCGAAACACCACGAAAAACTTGTAAATGATGAGGAACCTAATGTTCGCTATGCTATAGCCGAAAACCCAAATTTAGATCCTAAATTTTATGAAAAATTAGCAAATGATGAAGATTTATATGTCCGTCAAGCTTTGGAACGAAATCCAAGCTACATAAAATACAAAGAAGAGCAATCAAAGAAGATGGCGGCTAGCGAAAAAATTCAAAATAGTTTAAAAAAATCAATTATCATCTCAATTTTCGAGCCCTTTGAAAGCTTAGAAAAATCTGAAGCTCCTAAGTATGAGGGGCATATAGATGAAGAAAAAGGCCGTATTGGCAAGATGCACCCTAATGGGATCTTGATGTGGCACCATATGCCTCATATTGCCAATAAAAACGACAAAATTATAAACAATCCTAATTTAATTAATTCTTTTTTATCTAAGTTGCCAGAATCGCACAGGGAGTTGGCATCTAAAGTAATAGCTCATGTAGCCAAAGATCCCAATAGACATTTTATCCCCACCGAAGAA